CACTTTACCGTTGGCACGTCGGTGCGTAACGCTGACAGAAAAAAGCTGGACTTGTTGGCCATCGGGCGAATCGAACGTGTCGGTGCTCGCGGTTTCTAAGGATGTGACATCGACGTTAGGGTCGCTGTTAAGTGCAGCGAGCGCTTGCTCGTCGAGTCCTGATAATTTGTACGATTGAACTTCTTCGCTCTCATCCCAGTAATACTTCAAGAAGCCACTACCCTTGACGAGTGCGTCTTTGAATACCGAATAAAGAATCTCAATATACGATTGGTCTTGATCTTGTTGGAGGATGTAGTTTGCGTAATCAGTCGCCTGGCTCGCGAGAGCCAAGTCTTCTGGACCTTGGGGCGCATACTCGACGACGTGATCGGACGCCGTAAAGATACGCACAAGCGAAGGCAGCATAGCTTGTACGGTATCGCGTACGTCCATCGTCATTGCTGTTGATCGACCGTCCTGCTCATTGCCGAAAGGCTCGCCGTTATAGTATTCGGCTGCCTCTGCTCTGCCAGGGCTTATAGTGTTGTCGATAAAATCAACGGCATCTTCGATCGACTCAGTAACGATTGACTGAATCTCTTCTTCGCTGATTACTTCTTCACTGACAAATTCTTCAGTGGTTTCTTGCCCGTAGGAATAGGTCTCACTCATGATGTATAATTCCTTGTATGAGCAAGATCACTCCAGCCCAGTATTTTGATCCTGAAACCGATTTAGGTAGGCGGCGCATTGCTGACATCCCGAAAAAGTTTGCACGCATCAGAGCAGTCCTTGAGAACGAGCCGGCTGACGGTCAGTGGCTCCAGGAAGAGCTTGCCCGCCAAGAAGAACGCCTAAAGCAAAAGCAGGGACTAATCCCTTATCCACAAGTTTCCGAACCCCTGCAATTCCCTCCCGCTCCAGAGCAGCCCGAACGCGAGTAACAATCGTGCTGCGCTCGCCGGCAGACGGAAAATCTTTTACTAACTCAGCATCTAGCTGCTCTAATCTGGGCGAAATCTTTTTAGCGCCTGCGTCCAGTAAACCGCGCATCTCTGCACCAACTTCTTCGAGCGGTCCCAAGTATCTGCTGGGGGTGTAAGTCCAATTCGTTGTATCGCCTACCAAATCTCCGCTGTTTAGTCCCCATTCAGTGCTAGCAGGATCAAGCGTGTCTTTGACAACCTTGGAAAGCCTTTTTTGCCATTGCGGTGTTTTCTTGGGCGCTGTATCTCCGACTAACTTACCGAGCTCATCTGGGCCCAAAGTTATAATCGAAACTCCGTCTCTGGAATGCAGAGGTATCAATAAGCCAGAACCGAACTCATCGTTGATAGCTTTTTCAAGCTTTACAATTTGTTCTGGGGTAATGGTTTGACCGAGGTTCACTTGCAGCGCATTTCTTGTCGATGCGTTAGGTGCTTTCGTTATTGATGTATACCCAACAGTGTCTTGAGCTCTTAACAGTCCCTGCATTGCTGCTGAGGCTTCTACCAATTTTCTGCTTGCTGGATCGATAACTTTTGCTTCGATACCCTTGCCCGTCACTGGGTCAACAACATCGCTAGAGGCCTTACCTACAGAAACAGGAATACCAACACTTGGATTGCTGGCTCCCTCATAAACTCCAGGGGCTCCATATGTTGGCGATGTCATGGCTCCCGACTGAGCTGTCATGAAATCTAAGCCACCAGGTGTCTGCATTGCTTGATCTTGCAAAGCACTGAACTCGTCTAGTGCTTGTCTGTTTTGCGGGTCTAACAATCCACCAAGATGGCCCAAGCTCGCTGAAGGCGCAGCCTCTGTTCTTATCATCGCTTGCGGTGTGAAGTCTTGGAACATTTTGCCCGCTTCAGCGATTGTCGTTCCTTCCTCTTCGGCTTTCTGAGCAATCCATATCGCGGCTTGGACACGATCGGCATTCCAATCATCAACCCCGCCGACTTTATTTTCGATAGCCCAGTCAACCAGCTTGGCCGTTTCCTCATCCATAAAACGATGTTGAGCGTCACTCAACCCACCAGAAAAATTCGACCCATCTGCGTTCGTATAACCAAAAGCTCTAGCCTGGCGAATATCATTTGTTTGACGAGCTCTCCCCACTTCTTGATTAAGCGCCTCGTAAAAGGGCTCTCTTTTTGGACCAAGCGGCGGAGAAACACCTTCGAAGATTTTGTCGATTGACGGCCCCATAGAGCTAGGGAATCGACCAGTATTAATTGGGTCTCCAACGATTGCTTGGTTGTAGCCTTTCATCGCCATAGTAGCGTTAGCCGGGACACTCGTTCCTTGGCTAGTGATTGCAGCAGTTGCTGCGTACTGGTCCTGCCTGCCGGGCCTGCTAGCAGTTTGTTGTTGCATGAAGTCATTGGTATCTTCATACCACCGCCTGTAATCGGCACCCTTCTCTGCGTAATCTCGCAAGCGCCTTTGCATAGCCGCTAATCGTTGTTTGGAATTGATTCCCGTAGGAGCGCCACGATACTTTCCGGTAGTGCTAAAGGTTCGCTGTGTGCCCTCTGCGAGAGCCTCTGGGGCGCTATCCCCTTCAAACTGCAAACGAGGCACATCATCAGGGACCAAGTCCTTCGATTGACGAACTGCTTGCGCAGTTTTCGAAAGCGCTTTAATTGGTACACCAACAGCAGCAAGTGGCCCGGCGGCGGTCAGCCCATCACCAAGCAAACCTAAGCCCTGCAACCCCACGTCAACAAAATTACCCTGCTCAAAATTTTGAGNCATGCTTGGCATAGGTTGCGCGGTTTGCATGTAATTCGGCAATTGCTCCATAGTTATATTGCTAGGGGGCATTGGTGCCATTTGACCGGCAGCATCAAGAGTAGCAGCGCTGGGCAGCATTTGACCGCTGAAGTAAGCCGCTTGAGCCGGGGTTGGGGTTACTGCGGAGGCAACATCCTGGCCCTGCTGGATTTGCATTTGCTTCCTGCGGAGCTCTTCCTCTGCTTGCTGCCTTAAAAAATCGAGTAAAGCCATTTACTTCTTTGGCTTCTTTGCAGGCTTGCTTTTTTTCTGGGGGGTCATCAATGCTTCGATGGTTGCGGCAGCATCTCTATGACCTTGGGGGCCGTTCTTATAAGGCTTCATTTGCACCACGCATTTTTTGGGGGTCATTTATTGTCCCCCGCAAAAACTTGATGCATAACCCCCTATACCATGGCGAGGTTGCGCCTTATCGGCTTCGACCAATTGCTGGCCATCCCGCCGCCATGAATCACCGTGGCCGCCTCAACAGCAAACGTTAGACAAACAGCATCCGCCCTGTCGGGACTCGCTAGACCTCGCTTGCTCATCTCAGCCTTGCTTTCGATTTGCAGCTTGCCGCTGGATGTGAATTTGTATTTGATCGCAACCAACTCAGCAAGCAAATGATCATCGACCGGCATACTTACGTCCCTAGCTTCTAGCCAGGCCTTCAGCTTGTACCAAAGCTCCGCTCTCAGGTTCAGATAAGTACCCCTTAGCGACGGGCTCTCGGCGGTATTGACGCCCACAGCGGGCAATTGCAGCTCTCTCAATCGATCGCACACACCACCACCCACTCCGATCGAATCCACGCAAATCATGCTTGGTTGCTGCCGCGGTAAGCAGCCTTCGTACTCGGCAACAACAGCCCCAGTCAGTTGCATCAGATCCAGACCGCGCCAGGTTTCCATTGCTAAAATCTTGCGACCTTGCCGCTTGCAGAGCACGCTAGCCGCACTACCAAACCGAGCAACGTCCAATCCCCAGATGATCGGCTCATCCTCCGTCACTTCAACGTCGCGCCGCTGGGCACTCTCAACGAGTTCTAGTGGGATGACGGTATCGTCATCTCTTGCGGGAAAATCGCCCAACACACGCACCCGATAGGCGTTGCTCTCTTCTCCGTACCTGACCTTCATCTCGCTGACGTATTCATCAGAGACGAGTCCNGAGTCAACGCAGCTCACTTTGCGGGTCCACCACTCGCCTGCTTGACGATGATGCGTATCGAAGAAAAAACCCGATGATCGAGTTGGGTTGCCCAGCAATATCGTGCTGGCGTTATGCCCGGACATAGAGCCCGCGGCAGCCTCAAACACTTGCTCAGGAATACCTGATGCCTCATCACAAATGAGCAGCACGTTATCGCTATGCACGCCCTGAAGCGCCTCTGGCGTTTCTGCGCGGCTCGTTCGACAACTGATGAATGCCTCAGAGGGCGCCGCTTTGTGGCTTACGCGATCCGATTTAACGTCCAGAATGTCTTTTAGGGCGAGCGGTAGCTCGTTGATCCAGCGCTTCACTTCAGCGAAGAGCGCATCGAATAACTGCGCCGATGTGGGGGCGGTCACAACAATTTTGACG